CGATCAACCCTCCGTCAGAAGGTTCTTCGGGGAGAGGTTGAAGCGGCGGCAGACGAGTTCTTGAAGTTTACACGGGGCGGGGGTAAAATCCTACCGGGGTTAGTCAAGCGCCGCAATGACGAACGCGCCCTGTTTCTGTCTTAGCCATTTAACGTCGGATAACGGAGAAAAAAATGACAGTCGCAGCCGTAATGACGTACGACAGTTTGGTCAATGACATCCAGACGTATCTGGAACGCACAGATGCCCAAACTTTAGACAAAATTCCGCAGTTCATCATGCTGGCAGAGCAGATCATTGCGGCTGAGATCAAATTTCTTGGCAACTTGACTGTGGCCACAAGCAACATGGTTGCGTCCGAGAACGTAATTCCCAAGCCTGCACGCTGGCGCAAGACTGTTTCAATGAACATCACCGTGGCAGGCAAGCGCCAGCCTGTGCTGCTTCGGACCTACGAGTACATCCGCGAGTATTGGCCAGAAGCGGCCAGCACTGACGTGCCGCTGTATTTTTGCGACTACGACTACGAGCACTGGTTGGTAGGGCCCACCCCTACACTGGCCTACTCCTACGAGGTGCTGTATTACGAGCGCGTGCAGCCTTTGGACTCATCGAACCAATCGAGCTGGTTCACCCAGTACGCCCCACAGGCGCTGCTGTATGGCACTTTGCTGCAAGCCATGCCGTTCCTCAAGAATGACGAGCGCATGCCTATGTGGCAGAGCAATTACGACAAAATCATTGAAGTCCTGAAGACAGAGAACGTCATTCGTGCTGCTGATCGTCAGGCGATTGTGAGGGATTCATGAGTTTCAATAGCCCATTCACCGGTCAGGTAATCCAGCCGACCGACGTCTCATACCGCAGCATCACGCTTTCTGCTGATTCAACGCTTTCGTGGCCAATCAATGGGAGCGACACCGACAACGCGGCGGCCCGCGTCATGGACGTCACGTCGCTGTCAAGCGGCTTGGTGTTGGCGGGCGTCCTTGTCACAGGCACGGCAGGCCAGTGCTCTTGCACTACAACTCCTAGCCTGTTTGTTGGCCAAGCCGTTGTTGTTGCCGGGACTCTAACTGGCACGTCAACGGGCCTTGTCAGCGGCACCACCTACTACATAATTCTCACCAACGGCTCAACAACTTTCACGCTGTCGTCTACTTTAGGCGGCACGGCGGTGGCCACCACGGCCGGCACGACTACCGGGCTGACCTTCACGCTTGACTCGTTTACCTTAGACATGCCGCCTGCAAATCAGGCGTCTGTGGGTATTGATGCCTTGTTCCGCAACGTCGGGTCTTACAGTTTTGAGGTCAGGACTTACGCAGGCGGCTCAATCGTCACAATCGCCCCCGGTGAGGCTAAGTACATTTACCTGACAACCAACGCCACCACGGCGGGCACATGGGGCCTAATAGCCTTTGGCGTGGGTACATCCAACGTGGATGCGGCCACCCTTGCTGGATTTGGCCTCAAGGCCATCTCTAACACCTTGAACGGGGCTATTGAGGTCAACACCTTTGCGTCCAACTACACCGCGCTGGCCACGGACCGGGCCTCAACCTATGTCTGGACCGGCGGCGCTGGCACCCTAACCCTAACGTCAGCCGTCACGCTGGGCAACGACTGGTACATGATGGTCCGCAACGGCGGGACTGGCACGTTGACCATTGCGCCATCTGGCGGTGACCTAATTAATGGCGCTGCAAATATTTCATTGCAGCCTGCCGACTCTTGTGTGCTTTGCTGCTCCGGCTCTGCCTTCTTCACTGTTGGCTTGGGCCGTAGCACCCAGTTCAACTTCACCCAGCTTACCAAGGCTGTGGTGACTGGCAGCTACACCCTGACCGCCGCCGAGGCCGCCAATGTAATTCAAAAGTACACCGGGACCCTGACAGGCAACGTGACCGTAGTGCTGCCCCAGACGGTGCAGGTGTACTACATCACAAACCAGACCAATGGTGGAGGCCCCGGCTACCAGATCACCTTTACCACGAGCGGTGGGGGGGCTACGGCAACCGTACCTGCGAGCCAACAGGTGATCCTGCTGTGCGACTCGGTCAACTTGCTCAACGCCTCAACGATTGCTGCTGGTGCGTCGAATGTGTCTTTGGTGGACGGCACGGTGGGAGCCCCGTCGCTGAACTTTGCAACGGAGACGTCAACAGGCATCTACCGACCCGGCTCTGGTGAGTTTGGTATTGCAATCTTGGGCGTCAAGCTGTTTGGTTTAACGGCTACAGGGCTGAACATACCCGGCACCGGCAACTTTACTGGGGGTGTTCAGGGCGGGGTTTTCTGATGGCAACCAAGGTTTTTACCCTTGACACAAAGCCGGGCATTCAACGCGACGGCACAGTCTTTGACAAAATTTTTTACACCGACGGCGAGTGGGTGCGTTTTCAACGTGGCCGCCCCCGCAAGATTGGTGGCTATCGTGTCATCTCTGACCAGCTTACGGGCCCCTCTCGTGGGATCTGGGTCAACACTCAGAACGCCTTCACCTCAATTTTCAGCGGTTACAACGACGGTCTGCAAGTTCTGACCATTGACAACAACGGCGTTGGCGCTGGTGTTGACAACTTTACGCTGACCAATTTCACCGCATCTGACCTAAACCTGTGGCAGTTTGACGGTTTCTATGACGTCTCAGGAGCCGGCATCCAGTCGCTTGTAGCGCACCCGGGTTTGAACCTGAACTCAATCAGCAATAACAGCAACACGCCTGTGCTGATTGGCGACATTGCTGCCTTGAATATGCAGCAGGTTGGCGTTTTTACTGATACTGGTTCCACTACAAATGCAAGTCCCAATGTGACTTTTGCAGCAGTAAACACGCTGATTGGAGCTGGACAGTCGGTGACCGGGTCGGGAATCCCCGCAAACACAACCGTTGTTTCTGTTGATCTTGTGGGCACCACAATCACACTGGCCGGGGTTGCCATAACCGGAGTAGCCGGGCAGTGTTCATGCAGCACAACCACCCTAGTTTTGAACCAATCAATTGTGGTTACCGGAACTTTGACGGGTACAGGGAGCGGGATTTCTGCCGGGACTTATTTCATCATTGCAACAAACGGAACCACCACCTTCACGCTGTCAGCAACTTATGGCGGGCCGGCAATTGTTACAACGGCCGGGACAACTGCCGGACTGACGTTTGTTGTGCAGGTGTCTAGTTTGTGGACCGCTGTTTTGAGCGCAAACGCAACCGCTACGGCCTCCGTCACCCTGACCTTCAACAACAACATCTCAGTCTCTGGCGGCGTTGTGTCGCTGCATCCGTACCTGTTCGTGTACGGCAACGACGGTCTGATTCAGAACTGTTCGGCCGGCAACCCCAGCGACTGGGTCTCTGCCGACGCCAATGCGACCAACGTGGCCTCCGGCAAGATTGTCCAAGGGCTACCCGTCAGGGGCGGCTCAAACGCGCCTTCTGGGCTGTTCTGGAGCCTTGACAGCCTAATCCGCGTGTCATTCATTGGCGGCACGGGGACGCCGGCTCAATACTGGCGCTACGACATCATCAGCAGCCAGTCCTCAATCCTGTCTTCCCAGTCGGCAATTGAGTACGACGGCGTCTATTACTGGTGCGGCGTGGACCGCTTCCTGCTGTACAACGGTGTGGTCAAGGAGATCCCCAACAGCATGAACCAGAACTACTTCTTTGACAACCTGAACTACGACCAGCGTCAGAAGGTTTGGGTAACAAAGGTTCCGCGTTTTGGCGAGATCTGGTGGTTCTACCCCCGTGGCGATGCAACCGAATGCACCGACGCCATCATCTACAACGTGCGCGAGAACATTTGGTACGACGCGGGTGAGGCTCGCGGTGCCCAGCGCTCTGCCGGGTACTTTTCGCAGGTGTTTGCCTTCCCCGTGGCTGCTGACTGGCATGTCAGCGAAGCTGAGATTGTGTTTACTGATACTTTTAACACGGTGTCTGGCAGCGTTTTCCTCTACAGCGACACCTACAACACGCAAGTTGCGATTGGCCAAGTCATCACTGGCACCAACATCCCGGCAAACACGACCGTGGTGGCCATCACAACCAGCAACATTAAGACGCTTGGAGCAATCACCGGAGGCTCAGGCTACGTTGATGCCACCTACACCAACGTAACCCTCACAGGAGGGTCAGGATTGGGTGCTAAGGCCACGATTGTTGTTTCTGGTGGGGCAGTGACCACCGTGACCGTTACAGCTCGTGGAGCGGGTTATTTGGTAGGCAATGCCCTGAGCGCCACGGCAGCCAGTTTGGGCGGCACGGGGGCTGGGTTTTCCATTCCTGTGTCGGCCATCTATCTTCAGGCTATTGAAATGTCGGCGGCGGCTACGGGCACGGGTGCGGTGTCATTGACCTTTTCAATCCCGGCTGACCTCATTGCCATATACCAACATGAAATTGGCACGGACGAGATTGATGGCCAGAACGTGTTGGCCATCCCCAGCTCGTTTGAGACTAATGACCTTGGCTGGGTCTCTGGCGGCCCGTCCCAGCTTACCGCAGAAGGCCCAAACCGTTGGATTCGACTTGATCGGATTGAGCCGGATTTCATCCAATCCGGTGAAATGTCGGTAATTGTTACCGGACGCCCGTTCGCTCAGGGCGAGGACAAGGAGTCCGACCCTTACTTTTTTGGTCCCAACAACGGCAAAATTGACATGCGAGAGCAGCGCCGGGAGCTGCGCCTCAAGTTCACCTCTGACGTGGCCGGGGGGGATTATCAGCTTGGCAAGATCTTGCTTAGTGCCGAGATCGGCGATTCGAGGCCATATGGCTCTTAATCCTGCACAGATCTATGACCCCCGCTATAGCACGTTTGAGTCGTGGGCAAGCCTTATGTGCGAGCTGTACGGGGCTCAAAACCTCCAGATCCCCGATGCCCAGACGGACTGGAAGTTGTGGGGCAATGGCCTGAATGCAATCGACGTTTTTGCAAACGAGGCCACGCCCCGCACGGATCAGTACGACAATTGGTTTGATTGGGCCGAGGCCATGGTGGCTGCGGTTAACCCGGCAACTCAAACAACATGAACTGGCTTGGTAACTTATGAATATTTTGGAGTACCGTCGCAGAGCTTTGGGATATACCTACCGTGAGGGTTTGGGCTATGGTGATGACTCTAGCTACGGTACTACAGCCGCTCCTGTTGCTCCTGCTCCTGCAAAAATAGACCCGCAAATTACACGAGCCACTATTGCGGCCTCGCTTGGGGTTCCTGTTAACAGTGTAGACATACGGTACGGGACAAAACTTGGTGGGCGAGACGACAACACTGAGGTACAAGACACATCTAACGTCATCGGTTTTGCAGTTAAACACAGCCAAGAACTTGGGTCATTATTTGATCCTACTGGGAACACAACAGGTTATTACATCCCCAAAAATCCCTCAACTATGGGGGAGCAATTTCTTGATTCACTGGAAGATATTGCCAAAGTAGCTTTTGTCGCCTCCGCTGCGTACTACGGCATACCTTGGCTAATAAATGCTGGCGCAGCGGCTGGGGGTGGGTTGGGTATTACTCTGCCGGCTACTACTGGTGCTGCTGCGTCAGGTTTTACCGTCTCCGGGCTTCTTGCTGCCCCCGGGCTGACTATCGGCACTGCACTAGGGATCACCAACCCTGTAGCTGCGGCGCTTGCTGGCAATATTATTATTCAAACCGCCACCAACGGCGGGGATGTAGGCGAAGCCATAAAAGGCGCTGTGCTGTCTGCGGGTTTATCTTATGTAGGGTCTACCGTATCTGGCGCTGTAAACAGTGCGTTACAAGGTGTTGACCTTCCAGCTTTTGTCAAATCAGGAATAACGCAAGGCGTCACCAATGTTGTAAGCTCAGGGTTAACTGGTCAAAATCCCCTAAATGCATTGGCTGGCGCTGCGATCGGAACAGCAATAAGTGGCATTACCAATGCTATGCCGGGGTTTAGCCAGCTACCGCCAGCAGCCCAAAACGTAGCTAGAGCCTCTATTTCAGCAGCGTTAACGGGTAGAGACATTACCAATGCAGCTCTAAATGCCGCGCTTGTAGAAGGTAAAAAAGCTGCTGTTAATTACATTGACACTGCAACGGGTTTGACCCCGGACGTAAAAGCGATTGCCGACGCCTACAGGGACCCAAGCCGAGCCCTTGATGTAGTTCAAACCTCGGCAACCCCCCCCGCCGCGCAAGGTGCTGTTGCACAGCTCTATCGGGATATTGTTGGCAGGGAGCCAGATCCAACCGCATTAGATTTTTGGCAAACCGCGTTTGGGCCGAGCGTAGAGCAAAGCGAAATTGACTCATTTGCCAAAACAGTAAGGCAATCAGAACCAAACATAGATGTTGTTGGTAACTTGCAACGCGCCGGCTTAACAGAAACTACCCCAGTTACAGGATCAAATGTAACTGGGACTGCGCTTCCTCCTGTAAGTGGCACAAACGTAACGCCTACCATAGGCGGGGCCGCAGACGGTAGTACAGGAACAACTTATGTTACCCCTACCCAAGGGGGCGCGGCAGACGGCAGCACCGGAACAAGTTACGTAACGCCAACGGTAGGCGGTGCAGTGGACGGTAGCACCGGGACTGTGGTAACGCCTACTCCTGTTGATGCAGGTGGCGGCACAA